CGGGTCAGCACCCAAGGCGTCGAGCCGTCGCCGACCACCGTGACCACATAGACGCCGTTCTGGGCGGCGTTGGTCTGGTTGTAGATCAGGATGCGGTCGTTGACCGAGGCCACCACACCATCAGGCGTGAAGGCACCCAAGGTGCCAGCGTTGGTCAGCGTTGCCCCGACACCGGCGGTGCCGTTGTTGTAGGTGGCGTTCAGGTTCCCGGTGGTATTGGGCACCTCGTACTTGACCGGGGTGTGGTAGGTGATGCCCGAGGCCACCAGCGTGTCTACATACTGCTTGGTCGCAGCCTGCAAGGCCGACACCGGGTCTTGGGTCAGCGTGACCGAGGTCAGCCCGGCCAGCGTCAGCGAGGTCGCCCCAAGCGAGATCGAGGTTGTCCCGATGGTGACAGCGCTGTTCTGGAGCGATGCATTCGGGATGTTCGACAGCGACAGGGCGTTGGTGCTGCCAAGCGACACCGAGGCCGATCCAGTGATGCCGCCGGAGTAGGTGAACGAGATCGACGAGTTCGTGAGCGAACTGTTGCCGATGTTGCTCAGGGTGTTGTTCGAACCGCTGATGGTCTTGTTGGTCAGCGTGTCGGTCGTTGCCCGGCCCACCAGCGTGTCGGTGGAAGTCGGCAGGGTCAGGGTGCCGCTGTTGACGATGGTCGCAATGACCGGGGCCGTCAGGGTCTTGTTGGAAAGGGTCTGCGTTCCGGTCAGCGTGACGACGGTCGAGTCAATGCTGATCGTGCGAGCCACCGAACCGTTGAAGGTCGTGCCGGAGTCCAGTTGCAGGCCGGTGCTGACCGTCAGGGCGGCAGTGGTCGTGGCTGTAATCGTTCCCGATGCGCCCAGAGCCACGGTGACCCCGTTGTAGGTCACAGACGAATTCGTCAGGCTGGCATTGCCGATGTTCGACAGCGTGTTGTTGCTGCCCGAGATCGTCTTGTTGGTGAAGGTCTCAGCGCCAGCAAGAGTGGCCAGCGTGCCGGTGGTCGGCAGGGTCACATTGGTGCTGGCCGTGGCCGTCAGGGTCAGCGCAAACGCCCCAGAGGTCGTGAACGAGCCTGCGGTGCTGATGTTCCCGCCAAGCGTAATGGTGCGCGAGCCGTTGTTGACCCCCGTCCCACCAGAAGCCGGGTTCAGGATGCCCGCCAGCACTACCGCGCCGGTGGTGGCCGTTGACGGAGTAAATCCGGTCGATCCGGCGCTGAAGGAACTCACGCCACCAGCCTGCGAGAAGGTTCTCCACTGGCCGTTGGCGTACCCGTCAAAGGTCTGGGTGGTGGTGTTGAAGCGGAACTGGCCCGGGGTTCCGACAGGCTCCTGACCGGTCGTACCAAGCGGGATCACCACACCGCCAGTGCCCGGCAGCACCGCGTTCGAGGCCAGCGACAGGGTTGGGTTGCCGCCCAGCCCATTGCCGTTGGCAACATCGATCTGGTTGGCGGTTCCGGCAATCAGCACCCCGCCTGCGGTGGTGCCGTTCTGGATGGCCAGCAGGCCAGTACCTCCAACCTGCGCGATGGCCGAGATCAGGCCGGACAGGGAGATCGTAGGGTCACCGGAAACACCGGAGCCGTTGGAAATGCTCAGGCCGGTGCCAGAAACCGCGATAGAGCGATTTGTGACCGTGGATGCACCCGTCTTCACCACAAAGCCGTTTGAGGCCGCCTCAAGGCTTCCTGAGGCCCCGTTGAGGGTGATCTGGAGGGTCGAGAGCGCCCCGCCGTCGGTCAGGCCAATTCCAGTGCCACCGGACAGGCGGCGGCTATTGGGCAGGGTCGGCTCCTGATTCAGGGTCAGGAAGGTCTGGGTCTGCACTGGCGAGCCAGCCAGTGCGGCAGCCGTGGTGCGAACGGTCTGGCCGTTTTGGACGATGGGAACCAGTTCTGACCCGGTGATCGCGCCAGCCGCTGGAAGTTGGGTAATGGTTACATTGGCCACGCTACACCTCGATGCCGTCAAGATTGCCGTTATTTTCCGGCGTCTGGGTGTTCTGCTCGGTCGAGATCACATACTGGCCATCGCCATTGGTGATCAGGTCGTTCGGATCCAGCGCCACCGACACATCGGGGCGCGGAAAGCGAATCGTTATCCGTTCGGTTTTTCGAGCGGGCAGCCGGTACGGGTCGAACTCGTCGGCACAGCCCTCATTGCACACTTGCAGGCCGGGGAAGTTGGGGTCGCTCCTCATCACCGCGTGCGGGCGCTTCATCTTGCACCGGTCGCACACTGCGATTGCGATGTCAGAGTAGCCCTCGGTGTCAAGAAAGCGCGGCATTGGTTACCTCGTGTAAACAGCAATGTTCGGCGCAAAGTAGATCGGCGACTTGTCGCGCTCTTCCACCTCGGCCAAGGTGAGGTACTTCTCTGCCTGCCCCTCTAGGTAGGTGATGCGATCAAGCGCAACACCGGGGAGTTCGAGGCTCATCTGGTGAGCCAGCATGGACTGCACGGCCAAGAACCAGCGCTGGGGGATCTCCAGTTCGCCGGACAGGTCGCCCACATCCATGATCTGACGCGAATACCAGACCGTCATCTGCACAAATGGGTCAGACGGCACCGGCCACAGCGTGATCTCGGCCTGCGGGATCGTGCGGTTGAGCCAGAACTGGAATGGCTGGTTCGCGGTGAAGTTCTTGTTGGGCAGATTGGTGTAATCGTCCCGGTTCAGACGCGCCATCGTGATCTCGGTCGAGTTGTTCCCGAAGAAAAGTTCACGCAGCGACAGCGTCGAGCCGTTTCTGGCCCGGATTCGATACCACGGCACGGTCTGACCGGCCTCGATGTCGTACCAGATCCACTCGTTGTTGACCCAAGCGGTCACACCCGGGTCGTAGAGCGTGCTCCAAGTGATCCCATCGGCGGAGTACTCAAATACGCAGTCGATACTCGCAGAAACTCCCGGCAAAATGCCGATTGAGCCGATGTAGACCGGGTTGTTGGTGCCGTAATTGACCGAAATGTTGCCGTTGGCGCTGGTCTGGGTGCAGATGGTGTCAATGTTCGAGTCAAAAGCGTTCTCAACGATGCCTCCGGCGCTCGTTGCATACGAGCCAGAGGGTCGATTCATGCGCCGATACAGGGCTTGGAGCACATCATTCGCTCCAATCGGCAGTTTGTAGATGTAATTGTCGGCTTGCAGGCCGTAGACCTTCTTGTCGATGGCCCAGTACTGGATGCCGATGTTGATCAGGTTCGACAGAAGGAAGAAAAGCGACTCGCGGGCGCTCAAAACCTGCTCAGAAGTGAGTTCCTCGGCCAATTTCCCAGCACGACGCGCCCCGTGATCAATCAGGGTCTGGACTTGGATGACGGTCGTACCGACGGTTCCCGAGTAGGCCATGTCTTACCTCACCATCCGGGGCAGTTCCAACGCTTCATGGACGCACGGGCGCGACTCCCCTTTTCACTCTTCTCAGCAATAGGCTCCATTCTCGCGCAAAACGAGTCCCGGCGAGGCCCTCCTTGGGGCTGCGGAGCCTTCAGATTGGAGCCGGTCTCCCGGTTGTATTTGGCCCGGCCCTTGGCGGTGAGGCCAGCGCCGCGCTCTACAGGCATTTTTTCGCCCCGACCCACACTCAGAGACACACCACCCTCTTTCATGCGCTCTGGCAGGCCGCTGTACGCCTTCTTGCCCTTGTTTGAGGCGGTGAACTCTTCAGCCACGGCGGGCTTGATGCCCACCTTTTTGGCGAACTTGGGGTTGTTCTCTGCGGCCTTCATCAGCCGGAACTGGGACTTGGACTTGGCTGGCATGATCAGCCCAACGGGTTCACATAGTGTTTGACCATCTCCAGCACCACGGTGTAGGTGTCGCCAGCAGAGGCGTCCAAAGTGGTGAAGGTGATTGCGCCGTCCTTGCCAGCACCGGCGTTGTTCGTCAGGCCGCCGATGTTCTCGAAATCTTGGGTGTAGGCATTGTTCTGCGGGATCGTTTCAATCACCACAGGCGTGTTGGCCTTCCACTTCAACTGCACTTCCATGCCGTGAGTCAAAGCGGTGATCTTTGTAATCGTGACGGCATCACAAGCGCCACCAGCCGCAGAAGGCAGCAACGATGCCGGGTTCACTTTGACGACATTGGTTTCACCGGTTCCATCGCTGGTACTGGTGAACTTCATGATGGCCTTGCGCTCTCCGTCAAAAAGCGTTTGGCTTGCGACTGCATCAGCCATATTTATCTTTCCCAATTAGAAGCGGGGGCCGTAGCCCCCACTTGGTTCAGCACACAGCACCTCCGCGCTTTTTGGCAGGTGTCACAGTGACAGACTTTTCAGTCTTCGTGACGCTGCCCTCGGGCGCTTTTGGCGAGAACAAGCCCTTGATACCCTGCATCATGCGCTTGGGAGCACCGAGGATTGCTTCACGCATGGCCTCGTTCTCTTCGCGCTGAGACTTCTCCCAGTTCTCGTAAGCACGCTGGTTGCGAGCCGTCTTGATCTGGTCTTCTGCCTCAGCAGGGATGCCGCCCTCTTTCATCTTCTTGCCGTACTTGCTGTACACCTCGTTGGAGTACGCCTTGGCCTGTTTCATGGCCGTGGCGTTTTCCTTCGTGAATGCCTTCTGCAAGCGGCCTTCAGCAGCAGTTACCTTGCCGCCTTTCTTGAAGGTTCCAGAGAGTTCGGTGATGGACACCGGGGCGGTGGGCTTTTTGCGGCCTTGTGGCATCGCGACGGGGGCACCGCTGTCAACAACTCCCCCCGCCGCGTAGGCTTTTTTTGCTGCGCCGCCTTTTTTGTAGCCGCCAGCATTTGCCTTCGCGACGCCGCCAGTAGCAAAGCCACCGGGCTTGCCCATCTTGACCTCGCCGGTCTTCTTGGGCGTGACATCCTCACCACCACCGTCGTGCATCTTGGTGTTGCGATAAGCGCCACCCTGATCTTCGGTGTTGATGATGCCGCCAGCCTTGAAGCCGCCTTGGCCCATAACCACACCACCCGTCTTCAGGCCCTTGTGGGCCTTGCTGGCGGGCATGGACTCATGTTTCTTGAGTTCCTTGGCGGTCTTGGCCATCTTGGTCATCTCGGCCTTGTGCTCGGCCTTGGACTCACCGCCCTCAGCCTTGCCACCCTTCTTCATGACCTGAGCGGCCATTCCGACGGGAGCAGCGGGGGCAGCACCAGCGGGCATACCACGCATTGCGCGACGACGAGCCGCCATCGAGGGCTTCATGGGGGCCGCAGCACCCATCATGCCTCCGCGAGCGGGCATAGAAGGAGCAGCAGGGGCAGCCATGTCTGTCGAACCACCCATCTGCATCTTCTTCTCGACCTTGCCGCCTTTCTTGAGTTTCAACTCAATCGACGGCTCGGTCGTCATCATCTTTACCATTGGTTTGAATTGGCCCATGATGTGCCTCCTCAAACTTTCTGAGCGTAGACCACCGTGAGGCGGAAAACACCCTGAGTGGTGGAGATGGTGCCGTTGGGGTCAACGGTCATGACCACCGAAGTGTTGTTGCCGATGTCGGCCATGGCGGCGCACTGAGCGGTCGTAAACGACAGCGCAATACGGCCACCGGCGATGGCGTTCGTTGCCGACAGATACTGAGTACCAGCAGCAGCGGTGCCAATCGTCACCGGGCAGGTTGTAGCGGTGCCTCCACCCACCACCGGGGTCACCATCGTGTCAACAAAAATGTCGATGATCTGTGAGCCAGCAGGAAGGGTCTCGGTAACGCTAGACGCGGAACCGTCTGCGTTCGTGGTTACGGTACTTGTCTGACTCAAGACGACGAATCCGCCGTCAACAGTGTCAGTCAGCGTGCCAGAACCGGAGCGCAGGGCGGAACCAAAGTAGGTTTGTGCCATATCAATCTCCTGTTAAGAGGGAGGCCGAAGCCTCCCCACTTGGTTTACACGCCGGGCGTACCGTACATAGCACGAGGATCGGTGAAGCCGATGTCGTAACGCTCGGTGGCCTTGTAGCGCATCGAGTCGGTTTCGAAGTCGCCTTCCATCGTCTTTTCGAGACGGCGGCGCATCATCAGTTTCATGCCCTCGGGCGCATCGGTCTGCACCCACCATGCGGTCGCGGAGGTCAGACGCGAGATCACAGCGGCACCCTCGTCCAGCAAGCCAATCGACTTGATGGGGTTGATGTCGTTGTTCGCGTTGCCAGCACGCAGCACGGACTTCAGCAGCACCTCGGCTTGGAAGACATTGCCCGGGGCCACCACCAGTTGGCGGGGAACCAGACGGATCTTCTTGCCGTTGTTGTCCACTGCCTGACGGATCTGGATGAGCATCTGCTCAAGCGAGGTCTGCGACAGGTTGGCAGCGGTGGTCAGCAGGTTGCTGAAGGTGCCGTTGACGATGGGGTGCGAAGCGCTGTTCGGCGCCACGCCGTCGCCGCCGGGGTACGAGGCGTTGAAAGCGCGGTTCAGCACATTGGCTGCCAGCGTTTCCTTGGTCTCGATCAGCGACTGGGCGAGGTGACGAGCGTACACCTGACCAATACGGATGTGGTCGCCGTCCTCAACCAGCACTTTGGTCAGGGCGAAGGCGAGGCCATACACCTTGTACACATAGCGCTTGAGGAACAGCACGCCACCCTGCTGATAGGTCACCGGAGTGCCATCAGGCAGTTCGGGGGCGGCACCAAAACCGTACAGGACGGGTTCTTCGTGGTAGTTGCGGGGAATGCCGGTCTGCTCGCGGAACACTCGGCTCCACTCATCAGCCCGCTGGTCATACACACCATCAAAGCATTCGTTCAGGATAGGTTCGACAATCGAGCGAAAGTCGGTACTACGCATCGGAGCGGCCATGATTCACTCTCCTTTCTTAGATAGCGTTCACGGACGCATTGAACTGCGACTCGTTGATGGTTACGCGCACAATCGTGTACGCATCACCCCAATCGTTATCGGGGTACGGGGCCAGATCACGGATCAGCATCTGAGCGCTGTTGCCAGCACCGACCAGAGTGGTCGAGAGCGTGCATTGCGACAGACCGGTGGTCGTAGAACCAGCAGTGGTGTTGCTCAGATCGGCCATGTCGCCGATAGAGGTTTGCGCCAGCGAACCGGCAGCCTGAATTTCATAAACGATGTTGGGGTCGTTGTAGAAATAGGCCACGCATGAGCCGGTCTGGTATGCCGTGGAGGCAGGCCAGTAGTTCGAGACGCGACGACGGCCAGTGGTGTCAGTCCACTCCACGCCTGCGAAAGCGCCTTGGAAGGCATCGCCTGCGGCTGCGACAACGATGTTGCCGCTGGAGTTCAGTTTGACGGGTTGGCCCTTGAGGATGTCGGTGCTATAGCCCGACGCGATACCGTTGGCAAGCGCCTGAGCGCGATCCAAACCCGAGGGATGGAAAGCGGGGCGCAAACCGAACGGAGCATTGGTCGAAGACATTGTCTTACTCCTTGGTTGAAGTCCTTACCCGTGGAATACGGGGGTCGGAACGGATCGTTCGATTTCACCAAAGCCTTCGCCTTCAACTCGCCCCAGAGACCTGCCTGAGGAGTCACGCGCACCTTGGAGATTCTCAAGTTGGACTCGGATCTTTTCCGACTCCTCCATGGGCTTCTCATGGTGCATATGCAGCATGATGTCCTGATACACATCCATCGGAATCTTGAACAGGAGCATCTCATTGCAAGCAATGAAACCAGCGTGTTCTCCAGCCTTTACGCGAAAATTCTCGAACCCGGGTATCTCTTCGGTTTTCACCGGTACATATCCGAGACGGATTCGCTTATCAATGCTGTCGTAACTGTTGGTCGTTGATAACCAGCAAAGGTGCCAGCCCGGCATTTCGGGCAACTTTGGTAGCGCACTTTGTGTCCACTCATCGCTAAACATCTTACGACGCTCCTGCGCTGACATGAACTTCTCTTCAGGTGCCGCCCGGCTGGCGTCCTCACTGGCGCGAGTTTCGCGACCACCGGCGTTGAGAGATTTTTTGAGACGAGAATCCATGATGTTTACCCTCTATTGTTTCGTGCCTGCTCGGCGTAGCGTTTAATCATTCGGCTGCGTGTTTGTGGGTCATCCCACAATCCCGCTTCCTTCATTGCCCGTACCTGATCGGGTTCGAGGACAAAGGTATTTCCGCCTTGGCGGCTTCCCGATGATTCTCTACTTGAGCCAGTTACGAAACTTCGAGGTCTCCTTCTTGGTTGGTCGTCTTGTTCGTGAGTATAGCGATTCGGTAATCGGGCCTGCAAGCGTTTGTCAAACTCGTCCCAATATTCCTCGGTGCCCGGATCCCAGCCCTCGGCGGCCAGACGGTTGTCCACCAACTTGGCGATCTGGCTGTCCTCGTCGCCGCCATTGGGGTCGTACCAAGGGTTGCGGTTCATCCATTCGTTGGCCAACTTGACCAGACGGGGGTTTGCGGCACCGGGTTCCTTGTCGGTGGCCTGCACAGCACGCTGCTTGATGCCCTGCATGGCCTCCACCTTGCGCCGGGCCTCATACCAGCCCTCTTGGGCCTGCATAAAGGCTGCGCCGTCGGAGTTGTCGGTGGCCTCGCGCATCTTGCGCTTGAAGAACTCCAGACGGGCCTCCTCGTCGGCGATGGCCGAGTCAAGGCGGGCCAGATCGGCGGTGTGGGTCTTGCGCTCCACAGCGGCCAGCCGCTCCATGAGTTCTTGGTTCTGCCGCTGGAGCAGGGTCAGGCGCTGATCCTTCTCTTCGTTGGTGCGCTTGATGTACTCCTTTTTGGCACGCCTGCGGGCACGGCGGGCCTCGCGGATGGCGTCGGTGTCACCCGGCTGGTCGTCGTCGTGGCCGTCGTCTCCGGCGGCGTTTTGGCCGTCTTCAGAGGCTTCGGCAACAGCCATGCCCTCGGGCAGTTCAACGACGACAGAGCCGTCCTTCTCTTCGGTGACCTCAAAGGTCTCTTCTTTCGGTTTGGTTTCGGTGTTCATACGAATGCCCTCATCTCAAGTGGATTTCCCGTGACCTTGGCGATGATCTCGTGGTCGTTCAGGATCATGAACAGCGCGGGGTCTTCATCGGTCTCGCCGGGCACTTTGACCTCCCAGCGGTCTCCGCCCCACTTGGGGACGCGGATGTAGTCACCCGCATCAACCCATGCGCCCTCAGGCCACGCCACCATGGTGTCGCGGTGCTTGAACGCCAGCGGGCCGACCTCGATGACCTTGGCCACCATGTTGTTCCACTTCTCGGTTTCTTTGGTATCCTCGACCAAAATAATCCCAGCACTCGTTGCCTTCTTTTTGGTGCGGCGCAATTGCACAAGAATGCGTCCGCCAAGAGGTTTGGCACCGGGGTCTACGCTCGGAAATGCCCAAGCCATTTCAGCGGTGTCAGCCGCTACCGGTTCATTCATCTTCATCTTCTTCCTTCATCAGGTTATTGAGTATGTCGAGGGCTTCTTGTAGTCCCTCGTTTCGTCCAACCAGTCGTTGGTAGGCGTCCCAATTCGGCGCGTTTCCCTTCGCCATGGACGCGGCTATTTCAGCCTGCGACGCCTTGATCCGACCGATCAGATCCGAGATAGTTGCCATGTGGTTTTATTTCTTCTTCGCCTGTGACAGACCCCCCTTCTGCTGTGCGGGCTGCTGGCCCTTGGGTTGCAGGGAAGTCCCGTCGAGTTTCTCGCCCATGGCGATACGCTTGTGCATCGGGATCATCATGCTGTCTTGCGGTTTATTGGTAGCCATTTGGGCCTCCTAGTTTGGATTGATAGTCGATGACGATGCGCTCCTTGTCGTTGACCAGTTGCGCCGCATCTCTCGTCAGACGAGCCGTCTCGATGCGTTCCTTCAACTCCATGTCGCCGGTTGCAATGGCCAACTTGAGTTGGAGTTCCTCCATGGCGCGTTGCTGCTCGAACTGCAACTGCTCCATATCCTTCTGGATCTTCGCTGCAACCTCCTTGTCCTTGAGTTGCAACTCGGCCTGATCGCGGGCCTGACGGCGCTGGGTCTCGGCCATGCTGGTCTGAAGCAGCACCTGCGCGTCCGGCGTCATGTCGGGCTTGGGCTTGAACTTCTGGGCGTCCTGAACCATCTTCTGGATCACCGGCAGGATGCCCTGCAAGGTCTGCTGGGCATCAATCTCGGTGTGCTGGCTGGCCAGCGCGAACAACTTGTCCACATCCTTCGGATCATCCAGCAGGTCGTACTCGCCCAACTTGGTGCCCATGGCCTTCTGCACATACCCGTTCATGCGGCTCAAGTACCACAGCACGATGTGCTGCTTGATGTGCTCGATGGCCTTGGGCAGGAAGCCCGGCGCGATGAATGGGTTGGCACCCAGCACCGGGTTCTTCGCAAAGTCGAGGTGGGCCTGAATGTGGCCGAGGTGATCCTGCTCGGGGTATGCGAACGCAGCCTGACCGATGGACATGGCCACATTCTCGTTGGCTGCATCCATCTTGGCGGGCGGGGGCACATCGATCATCAGTTCGTTGATGCCCGGCACCTTGATCTGCTTGAGGAAGCGCTGGATCACCGCCCGGCGGTTGAACAGATCCGGGTTCTTGTCCATGATGGCCATGACCGCTTGGGTCTGGGCCATGCGCTGGGTCTCGCTGAAAATGTGCGGGTCAGAGACCGGGATCACATCGGTCACGCGGGCAAAATCCTCGCGCTTGATGTCCAGATCCTGCACCACCTCGGAGCGCTGCATATCGTCCAGATACCAGCGGTTGATGCGGGACAGAATCCGCAGCACGCGGGCTTGAGACTTGTGCAGGCGGGCGTGAATCGAGGAGAACACCGCCGCGCCCTGCTCGATCAGGGCCTGAGTCGTCCCGACCGGTGCATTGGCGTTGATGTCGGCGATCTTTTCCTCGCTGGTGGTCACCACGCCTTTGGCCGCGCTCGTGAGCCAGCCCAGCAACTCCATCAAAACGGGTGATGGCGGGTTGAAAGGCATCGGCATGGCCAACTTACGGACATCGTCCACGCCCGGGGCGGCCTCGATCTCGGCAACCTGCGTGACTTCGACCTGCTGAGACTGCCCGGATACCTTCGCGCCCTTGAGTTTCAGGAGCGTCGCGGCGTTGTTGATGTGGGCGGAGTCCAGCAAGGCCCGCAAAGCGCCTGTAAGGGCCGCAGAAAGCCCTCCAATGAGGTGCGGCAGGCCCACGGCGTACGCACCGCGCCACGGGATGAACTTGAACTCGACAATCCAGTCGAGTTTGGCCATCGTGGTGTCGCCTTCTTCCCAGTTCCGGTACAGGCCGACCACTTCGCTGTTGATCTCGTCGATCATCAGGATGTACGGGGCCTGCTCGCCCTTGGTGTAGGGGTCGTTTTCAACCTCCAGCCATGTGTAGATGTGGTACACGCGGCGAAGACCGTCCTCGTTGTCGTTCGGAGACCGTCCCTCGATCTTGTCGGTGGCCTTTTGGGGGCCAGTCGGCTCGGGATCCATGGTCGCACGCACGAAATCGGTGTCGCGGTACAGGCCAGAGCGGATTCGTGACTTGAATTCCCAGTCGGAGATGTCATCGACCTCGGTCACCCGGGGCGAAGTGTAGAAGTTGGCCGTCGCAAAGGGCAAAAGCACATTGTCGATGGGCAAAAACTGGGCGCAGGGACGGCGTTTCTTCTCGTCGTACCAGATCTTGAGGTACTGCGAGCCACCGAGGGGCAGTTGGGTGAGCATTTGCTCCTGCTCGTCGCAGAATTCCTCGATCTGCTCGGTCAACTGCCAGTTCATGTAGTCGCGCTTGCGCTCTGCGACCGCCACTTTCTCGTCGTCGATGTCGCCGAGGATCTTGGTGCGGGTCGGGCCATCAGGCGGGAACAGTTCTTTGATGGCGCGAGCAGCGAAATCGACGCACGCCTCGGCCATCACGGGGTGAACCACCTTCGAAGCGCCTTGGAAGTTCGCGCCACCGGGGGCGTCGTTGCCCATGCCGGTGCGCTTGATGCCCTCTTCGTACTGTTTGTCGCGCTGCTTGCGGGCCTCTTTGTCCTTCTCGGCCAGTTCGATGTACCGCAGCGACAGCGTGCTCAGGTCAAACTGGTCGATGATGTCGGTGTCGGCGAGGTTTTCGTAGAAATCCTTGCTCTCCATCGGCCCCTTGGTGTCCAGACGCACACGAACCGACCCGTCGGGCAGTTCTTCAAGGTCTTCGTCGGTCAGTTCGAGTTCGACCTCCATGCCTTCTTCGCCCTCGGGCGGCATCTCAGCAGACGCATCGTCAGGCATTCCTTGCACAAAGCGCCCGTACTCGGGGTCAATCGGCATTTCTGTGGCCATGTTCTGGTTCCTTTATTCGTTCACGGGCAGGCCGCCTGCGACTGGGGCACCCTGCTGCTGCTCCATGAGCATCATGATGACCTCTTCGGGGCTGATGCCCATCTCCCGGGCCATGTCCAAGATCCGCATGGCCAGCATCTCGTCCTGTGAGGGCTGCTGCTCCTGCGGGGCTGGCTGCTCCATCGCTGCCAGACCGCCATCGTTGTAGCGCCTGACCGCGCCGCCTTCCTTCTTGCCGAGGCGGGCCTCGCCACGGATGAAGAGTTGCAGCGCCTCTTCGGGGGTGATGTTCATGCGCCGGGCGGCCTCCACCACCTGATCGGCGATCAGTTCGAGTTTCGGCGCACCGATGGGGGTCGTCACGCCGGTCTGCGGCGAGAACACACCCCATGTCCGGCCCTGCGCCGACACCGGCTCGATGCCCAGTTCACCGGCGATCTTCTCGCGCCACCACGGTGCGAGGCTGTACATCTCCGAGTTGGACACGCTCTTGCCCGGGTTCTTGGACTTGCGGATGTCCGCCAGCCCCACGGCCCGGCTCCAGTGGGCGTCACCCACCGGGGTCTTGGTCTGGAAGCCCACCTCAGGCACGCCAGACGCCTCGATGTACATCGGCACCTTGGGGCTGCTCATGTCCATCTCGCCGGTCTCCACAAAGCGCTGCATCGGCTTGGCCTGCGCGGTGCTGTGGTAGACATGGCCCGGCACGGTCAGCAGATCCTGCGGGAAGTCAGCACCACACTGCGACGCGGGCAGGCCCACGAGGTCAACGAACTCGGGAAAGCGGCCCTGCTTGTACAGGTAGTAGGCCGCCGTGCCACGCGGGATCTCGGTGGTCACCTCAGACCCGGGACTGGCCATGCCCATGAACTTGTTCATCAGGTCGTACTCGACCTTGGCCCGCTCCGGCCCCAGTTCCTTGGCCATCCTCTGGAACAGCGGATCCATGACATACCACGCATCCATGCCGCGAACCAGTTCGGGGTACTTCTCGGCCTCGGCGTTGGCGTCCAGCAGGCGCTGGGTGTTGCGCTTGTTGGTGATCTGCTCGGCACCCTCGCGCATCCCCTTGGGGTTGTCGGCCAGCCCCGGCAGGTTCCCGGGCAGGTTGCCCTCCCGGCTGCGGGCGATCTGAAACAGATCGTCGCGGGTCACGCCGAACAGTTCCTTGAGGTTCGGGGATTCGGGGGCCACGCGCTCGGCAGCCTCCTTGGCCACCACATCCGGGCGCTTGTAGATCCCGGGGAAGGCCATGCGCTCAGGCGTCGAGACCGTCTGGCCCGGCTTGGCACGCTTGGGCGTCACCACGGCGGGGGCCTCGGGCTTCTTCGGAACCGATTGGGTTTCGATTGGGTTGGGAAACGGTTCTACGGGCGGCAGATCTGCGGCCTTGGCAGGCTTCGCATCCTCAGCGGCCATGCCCAGCAGGCGCTTCAGGCGGGTCTTGGCGGCCTCTTTGGCCCCGGCTGGTACTGATGGCATCAGCGGCTCCTCTTGATCGCGGCAAGGCCGCCTTGTTTGAATGGCTGCACGGGCGTCGGGCGGTACAGGATGGCCGTGCCCTGCTGCGGGTTCATCAGGCCCTCGTAGCCATACTCCTTGGCCATGCGCTCCACATCGGTGAAGGCTTGGCTGGGGTCGGCCATGCCCTTGTTGGCCTTGGCGGTGAAGGGCGTGCGGTTGGCCTCGGCGGCCAGTGTTCGAAACAGCAGCGGGTCGGCTGCGAGGTCGTACAGGCCCTCGCTGCGGGTGCCGTAGCGGAATCGGCCCAGCCCGGGTTCGGGGCGGACGCGGGACGGGTCGCCGGTGTAGGCGTAGGAGCGCTCCATCACCGGGTTCTCGGTGCCCAGCAGGCGCTCCATCTCGCGGCCCTTGATGCCGGTGCCGTACCGGGCCGGGTCGAGCATCTGGAGGTCGGGCGAGTGGCTGAAGTGGGTCAGCATCTCCGAGGCGGTCGTGCCCGGCTCGGGTCGGATCAGCGGCTGGATGTAGCCCGGCATCCCGCCGGTGTAGGCGGTGTCCACGAACTCGGGCGGCAGCAGCACGCTCTTCTGGGGCGCGAACTGGAAGCCCTGCCACGCCTCGCCCAGCAACTTGTCGATCTCGGCCACATCCGCCGTCTGGCCGCGCCGGTTGGCCTCGTAGCGGGCCTCGTTCAGCCGGTTGATGCGCTGCTTGAGTTCGGCGTTGACCGGGGTGTAGTTCACAAACGAGTTCTGGCCCCGGGTCTCGCTGGCCATGGCCATGCGTGCGAGCGGGGAGAACATCTGTGCGTGAGCACCGTAGGCAATCTCCTCACCCTTGGGGCCGAAGGGGTTGCCGTGGACGGCGTGCCCATAGAAGTCGTGGACGGCCCGGAACATCTCGTTGGTGTTCAGGCCAGTCTCGGGGTCGATGGCGTTCAGGAAGTCGTGCGGGTCACCGCCTTGGTAGACATACAGGTGCCGGTTGCCGTAGATGTCCTTGAGCATCTCGCCGCTGGACTGGTAGTTGCCCTCCCCGGCGCGGTGGTAGGACATATTGACCGGCAGGGCATGGAACTGGTCGGCGGTCTCCTTGGCCAACTGGCGGTAGGACGCCTCCAGCAACTGGTCGTAGTTCTTCGCACCAGTGGCCTCGACCAGTTCGGGGTAGCGCTTGCCATATGCCTCGAAGACCGACTTCTTGTAGGCGTCGTCGCCGTCGGCTGCCAACTGGAAGGTGCGACCGATGGCCGACTGCTTGGCAAGGCTTGAGGGCGGCATCTGCGGCAGTTGGTATCCCTGCCCGGCCACCCGCTGGCTGTAGTCGTCCGCCGTGCGGTAGACGAAGTTGGACGGATCCTTGATCAGTAGGCTGATCGCCTCGTCCGTAATTGGTTGCGGAACATCGCCTCCACCTGATCCTCCGGCAGTGTCGGCTTGCCGTACTTCTTCTCGTACTCCCCGATCTTTTGGTCGAGCCGCTTGAGCAGATCTCGGCTTGACCCGGAGGAAGGGGCCTTCTTGGGCTGTTTCATATCGACTCTCCTTTATTTTTGGTACATCCGGCACTGCCACCGGTTTGAATCTCTCGCCACGGCGCAGCGCCCTCGCTGTCCTGATCGTGCCTGCCGCGCCCGGGATCAGCCCCAGCGCAGCGAATGTTCCCTCGACACCGGCGTCCACCACATCACCGCGCTTGGCGGCCTCAATGGCCTGCTCGCCTCCGCGCACCGCCTCCTGCGTTTGCAGGCCCGTGCCCAGAAAAGGAATGAAATCCGCCAGCCCAATATTGAGCGGCAGATTACTGCTCGGGCCGCCCATGATCGTCTCTGCACGCTGGCGGGCTTTGTACCGGTTGACACCGAGTTTCTCTAGCCCGGCCTGCAAGCCTGACGACAGGCGCTCGCGCACCGTTGGATCGTATGGCTTGATTTCACCGGTGATGGGTACATCAGCCATTAACTTCCCCTTGGTGAATCAATACCGCCATCATAATCCCCGGGAGGTGTCAAGTCCATGCCGTACATATGCGAAGCGATCATTGAGCCTCATTTGAGATTGCTCGGCAGCCTTCAGATCTTGAAGCACTTCGCGGTTGACCAACTCAAGCCCCCATGCAGCCGCGTACTCATCCACCACATTCCAGCGGGCAGACCGGCGGCGGAACCCCTTGCGGCTCACCGTGAAGCCCCGGTGCGATCCCTCGTGCCGGGCGAAGTCATACCATGCCCAGTGAACCGCGATGTGGTCGCGGGCGAAGCACAGGTTCAGGCCCACGCGGAAGTACTCGCCAGCCTCTCGAATCCAGATCATGTCAGCCTCCTATTGAGCATATGGGTTCTCCCGGCGCACGCGCCCGGTGTCGGCGTAGTCGTCCTCGTCCCAGTCCTCCTCGGGCGGTGGATCGACCTCCAGCCAGCCAGCGTCGCGCAGCCAGCGCAGGGCCTGTGAGCCGGTGTCCACATAGTCGTCGTGGGTCGTCTCGGGGAAGGCGCAGATCTGGCTCACGAAGCCCTCGGCCCAGTCCTTCACATACCCCTTGCGGGCGTCGCTCTCGGGAATCCAGACCCGGCCACGGGCGATGATGTGGGAGACGATGTTCAGGCGCTGCACCTTGTCGGCCCGGCCCGGGTTGTAAGCCATGACCGGCAGGTGCGCCCGCTGCAAGTCTTGGATCAGGGCCTGACCGGCGCTCTTGTCCTCGATCAGGATCAGATCCACCCGCTTCTTGTCCTTGCCCTCGCCGAAGACCACCCCGAACTCCTCGACCACCTTGGGGCGCAGGTCGGGGTACTGGAGCCGGTCTTGCCACGCATCGATCAGCATGACCGACATCGGGCCGTCCAGCGGCTTGAACACGCCCCAGACCGTGCAGGCCGTCGGATCGTTCTGGGTCTTCTCGGTGGCGGCGCAGTCGTAAGACTGGAGGATGTACTCGAACTTCGGGAATTCCCGGCCAGCGGGCCACAGGCGGAACCACTCCCGCTTAACGATGCCGCCCTCCTCGGGGTCGATGATCTCGGCGTAGATCTCCTGCCGCCCCAACTTCGTGCCCTCGTAGGACAGGATCTGCTTCTTGAAGTTGTCGGACAGGTTGCCGATGTTGTCGTAGGTCGAGGCCGTGGTCAGCACGACATCGTCACCCTCCCGGGCGATCAGTTCGAGGATCAGATCCTTGGGCTTCGGGGTGGTGGTGCAGATCAGGCGGGTCTTAAACCCCTCGCCCAGCGTCAGGCGCAGGCCAAACTGCATCATGTCCCATGCGTCTTGCAGGTACTCCCACGCGGCCAACTCATCGCACCAGCCCCCATGGAACTGCGGCCCCCGGAAACGCTCCGGCTCCGAGGCCGGGATGCCCTTGATCAGGCTGCCGTTGACGAGCCGGAGTTCATGCAGGGCCTTGTTGTAGTCCTCCACCAGCGGGGCGGGGATCACCGACATCAGCCCGGAGTCCCCCTCGAAGCAGGTGCCCCGGACATCCGCCGAGGTCGGCGCGGCCACCAGCCAGCGAGTCTTGGGGTACTCCCACGCCCACCAGCCCAATTGCTCCGCCGCCGTGCGGGTCTTCCCGGCTCCGCGCCCGGCCAGCATCAGCCAGATCGACCACCAGTTGCCGGGCGGCAGGGTCTGGTGCCCCAGCGCTTCGTGCATCCATGTCAATCGCCACGCCTTGGCCAGCCGCTCGAAAGGCGGCAGGGTCTTGAATGCCTGCCGTACCTCGGGGTGGGCCAGATCAGCGAGATCCATTGGCCTGACGCTTCAACTCGATGTTCTTGAGCAGGGCCTCGAACATGGCCTCGGCCTGCGTCTCTGCCTGAATCTTGATGGGCTGGTCGGCGTCCCCGGCCAACTGCACCCGGTCACCGAAGCGCTTGGGATCCCACTTGGCCAGCAGTTTGAGCCGGGTCTCGATCTGGAGTTTGCGGTGCCCCAGCATCTCCTCCTCGGTCACCGTCACGCTGTCCTTCTCCTCGTCACCGCCGGACGAGTAGACCGTCTTGCGGCCCATCTGCGGGGTGTCGGCGATCACCAGACACTGCTCGGCCAGTGCGTCGTAGCCGATCTCGCGTGCGCGTGCGATGGCTCCGGAAAGACCGACGCCGCCTCCAGCAGCAACCTCCTTGTCGTCCCGATACATCCAGTCATAGACCGTCTGCCACGCCGGGAATCCCTCTCTCCTGCATATCTCTCTCAGGGGCACACCATCTGCAAGCAGTTTGCACATCTCCTGTGCGATCTCTGGGGTGTATTTGCTGGGCCTGCCGGTTTTCTTTTTCGGGGCCTCTGGCGGGTTTTCTTGGGGCGATGATGTCTCACCCACACTGG